GTAGACTTATCATCGCTAGCTCGGATACCAAACCCAATACCAACACCCCCACCAAGCATACTAAGCCAATTTGTTTCCGATAGATTTTCAACTAATCCCTCCGCTGTATCGTTAATGTAATTTAAGAAACATGATATGGGCAATCCTTTATTCGACCTACCGAAAGATAATATCGGTGTAGAATAAGATAACCAATGTTTACTCGCGTAATCGTACAACCGCTGGGCATGTTCATCATTAGATGCAAATGCCTCGCTCACGAAAGCAAACCTTTCTTGAGGACTCTCTTCGTCCTCTCTCATGTAACTTTCTTTTAATCTTTGTAGACCCAGTTTATCAAATAACTGGTCTCTTTCTAAATCTATTTTGATTCCTGCCATCCTAGTTCCTTTTTCCATCTCTCTACCATAGCCTCATGAAAGTAGAGGCCTGGGTGCATTAGGTCTCTTGCTAATGCATATTTTGTATCCTTATTTTCTTCCCAATCCTTGAACCCTATTTCGTTTCTTTCTAGTGCGGTTACAAGTTTGAATTCAACACCATTCATATCACACAATTCTTTTATTGCCATCAAGTTCTTGCGTCTGTTCAAATACCTTTCAGTTTTACTCTGGCATATCTCCTGTTGCCATTCCAAATCTGACCAGAATCCAATGCAAGTATTCCATTCCTCATTGTTTTCATCGATATACCAAGTCTCTCTTGCTAGAGTACTATTCTCTAACATAAGAACTGCCTTGGGTTTTATTACTGGCAACCAAGTCAAAAGAGTTCTGAAACTAGTGTCTAATCCTGTAGTACATAGTCCTAAGTTCCACACCTTCTTTTGTATATCTTTCTCTAGTAGAGATGTCCATGACATATCAGCAGGCAATCCTGTCCCATATGTAAAACACTCACCTATACCCACATAAGAATCCTTGTCTTCATAAAACTCATCACATCGATATCCATAACTATTTAAATCATAAAATATCTCCGTGTCTAACCAACCATACTTTTCAAGTTTCTCTTTCTGGTTTTTTAGATTAGAGTCGAAAGCATCAGAACTATCAGTAGAACTCCATTCTACTCTAGTTGCTTCTTTTAATCTCCTATTCCAAGGGAAGGCATAAGGAATTCTCTCCTTTACCTTCTCTATGTCGGAATTTTCATCTTCTGCCTTTGCGAGGGCAACCGCTAACTGATTAGATATCACTTTGATTTACCGCCTTTGCTACATCTGGGAAGTGTCCCTCAATGATATTCCAACACAAGTCAGCAATCTGCGTGTGTTCTTTTTGTGTACCATGACCACCCCTCAGTTTGCAATAATGAATCCAAGAGCGTAGTGTACCAGCCATGTAAATCGTACTCATGGTATTACCTTCTGGTAACACCGCTCTTGCTTGCTCCTTGGCAATACCTTTATTCAAGGCCCACTCATAAGTCTCTTTAGCTTGATTAATAACCTTCATTTGTTGCATGTTCCAATCTTCGGCAAGATTTTTATCGTCTGTTTCGATACTATTCTGCCTGTTCTTTTCATCTTGCAACCTTGCTTCACGAGTTTCAAAATCTTCTGATACTGCATATCTCTGACTAAACTCTTGAAAAGAAAAACTACGATGTCTTAGTATTTGTCTACCAATATCTCGCGTGGTTTTTATTTCAATTGTCATTGAAACAATCTCAAAAGGTGACCAATGTTCGTGCTTAATTAAATAAGCAAGTAACTTTGGTGCAGTTTTGCCATTCGCCTGATTCTCTGGGTTACTCACCCTAGCAGCATATGCTATTAGTTCATTTGCGCTGTGACAGCCAGTTGAAGCAGAAGGTTGGGTCAAACCAACCAGACTCACTTGTGGTTCCATAATTATTTTCCTAGTTTATGATTATTACCTTCGATTGCTGATAGTAAATCATCAATCATTGCTTTTTTGGTTTTCCTTCGGTCAAGCTTAATACCTTTAGCTTCACCAAATTCATCGATTTTTGCTTTAGTTAATTTTTGCAAGTCCTCGATTTTAAATGCATCGGTACTGACACCTTCCACATACTTACCATCTTTAGTAATGGCAGCAACCTTCTTTTTAGTAGGTTTTGTGGCAGGTTCCTTTGTCACTTCCTTAGTAGGTCTAAGGATGCCAACAAGTACAGCACATGCAACAACAACACCAAAAATAGCCAGAGGTATATATTCTTGTTCAATCATATTTTACTCCTAACATTTTTTCCATTGGTTTAATAAAAACTTGGCAGTCAATCCACTATGTGTATTACTACTAATAACATCGCGTACATCTATACCATCGTTCACCATATCATTTATATCTTTCTGAACAACTGTCTCTGGCCATATGACAACATTATAATCCAAGTCCACATATTTTTCAACCAACTTAACAACATCTTTGTTACGCGGTTGATTGTCGAACACAACTGTAATCTTATCACGGTTCAGATTCAACTGTTCAATTTTATTGAAGGATGTTCCAGAACAAGCAATACTGTTTTCAAGAAACAAACTGTCTATCGGGCCTTCAACAACCGATATAGGTTTAGATGTATCAACTTTATCTAAACCAAATACTGTAGGTGCATCCTCTTTAACTTTTACAAGAATATACCTAAGTGTTTCCCCTCTCATAGCTCTTAACGACACCGACATCAACTTTCCATCTTGGTCAAAAAAGGGGATAACCAATCTGGGTTCTTCCGTTACTATCGATTTTGTGTATTTGTCGTTGAGTTGTACTATGTTCTTTATATTATCAATATAATAAAGTCGATCCCATTTATCATTTGGGATATTTCTACTTTGCACATATTGAACTGCCTCGTGGTCATATGGAAGAGTATCCAATCTATCCACAAGTTTATCAAATAAACTAAATTTTGGTGTAAATTTGGGCGGTTCTACTGGTTTATCATCGAACAGTTTATGTCCATTCGGAGTCCAGTTTGCACCTTTTGGTTCCCAATTTTTGTTCTCATTCTCACCAAACTTTTCAAGACAATATTCTTTATGAGTAGTGGGTGCGAGTTCCTTGAGAACTGTATTCATGCTAGCACCAAAACCACAGTTGTGGCATTTGTATATCATGTTATTGTCTTTACGGAAAAAGTACCCACGCATTTTATTGAGATTTTTACGCGAGTCGCCACAGAACGGGCATCTTACATTCCAAAGATAATCATTCTTTTTCTTGAATTTCTCGAAATGATGAGATATCAAGTTGATATATTTCACATCTACATAAAGCATAGGTCACATTATACACATAAGTGTATTAGAAGTCAAGCGAATTCTTTAAATTTTTTTAACCGTGGGGGCCTGGTCTTGACATTAGATTATCGAAAGTTAGCGATACCAAAAGGTCTCTCATGGAATCCATGTCCCAATGTCCTTTACAGTCTTTACACCATTTACAGTTTTTTAACCCTATTTTGTGGTCAATTAAAGCGTTTTTGACATCGTACATTTTGATACCATAATCAAAATTTACTGCATTACAAACAGCATCATCATCAAGATTAGCGACAAAATCTATCGCGTCATCTACTATTCTATCATTTACCCAATGACTCATATTATTCTCCTTATTCTCTTATTCACGAGATCATGATCTCATATTTAAGAGCAAATGTCAAGAGAAATCCTCAACAAAATAACTATAATCTTCATTGATTATAGCATTAGAAATACCAACAGAGTGCTTATGTTCTTCCTCATATTTGGGGTATTTTGGCACATCAATATCTTTTGGTATTTCTAGGGCCCGCATCTGGTTATGTTTTCGTATTTCTAAAGTCTCATCATGTAATGTATCCAAATCCACTTCCTCATTGAGTCTTTTCAGTTCTGAAACTAGGGCTTTTGCTCTGAGATGTGAGTCCTCTATTGTATCATAAGAATAATCAATTAAATTTTCTGGAAATCTAAATCCATTATCTTTTAAAAACACATTCATATTAGGTGCTCCGAAAATCATCGGTAGTCTCATACCCAAAAAAGGTTTCCAAGTTTTCTCCGTATAAAAAACCGCATCGTCATGTGTTTCCACTACCAAGTCTATTAATACCTCATCATACCAAGGCGGAAATCTATGTGTTCTCTTACTATGAGTTATAGTATGAATTGTTTCGGGGTCTAAATCTATATTGATACCCATACCAAAAAAACTTATATATTTTGACGGTAGTCCATTAAGTTTTAATAAAGAAAAAATGTCTTGTCGGTGAGGTTTGGGTTGTCCCAACATACATGTAAAAAGTCTTGATGGATATTTTGATGTTTGCCAATATTTTTTGGGGTCTGTTCCAGACAAACTGTTATTCTCTGGTTCATTCCAAGATAAATCCCAGCAGTTCCGAATTGTTGATGTCAACCAATACCAAGGGTAAACAATCGATGTGATAGAATCTATGCCATCACATTTACCAGTAACTTCAGTATAGGATTTTGTTTTTAATTTGGAGTAATCGAAATCCGCGTGGATTTCTATTTCTTCGGCGTTGTAGACTAAGACATCTTCATGTTCATAGTCACCTCTTATCAGCTTAGCTATTCTTTCATCGTGAGTTGATAACTCTATCATAACAAAAATCCCAGAAATTTATGAATTCAATAGGAGTTGGAAAAAGTCTAGATTGCCTATTAAAAAGCCTAAAACAGCGGCACCACCCATCATCATCCATTGTCTCTTTTCGAGTGACCTTATCCTGTCATCATGGTGTTGAGCGTGTTCTCCCACTAATTCTCGTAATTCCATCACCGCATCCATAACCTTATCGCCATGGGATTTTAGGTCTTTTGCAAGTTCCCTATTGGTTGTAGATATACGCGAATGTAATTGTTCGTACTTTTCTTCAAAAGTATCGTATGTTCTTTCTATGTCCACTTCCGTGGCGGATATTCGTTGTTCATGCACTGCCAAAACTTCCTTTATAGAAGTATTTAGTTCTGTTATCTTTTCTATGGAGATGTCAAGTTTACCAAACAAACCTGTCATTTGTTTGATATCTGATTCCATGACTGCGATTTTTGTTTGTAGGTTAGCTTCTACCATTACTCTGCCTCTTCTTCTTTCTTCTTTGAAGAGGCATTAGACTAGGGTTTCTGCCTGGCTCGCCTTGAGCTCCAGTTCCTATTCCAGCAATTGCGCCACCGCCCATCGGGCCTGCTACATTTGCAATCTCCTCATCCAAAGCGAAATAGGTAAAAGGTGTCCTACCCATTTCTAACATTTTTGATTCTTTGATTACATTCTCATCCTCTGAATACAAATCAATCAATGCCTCAAATTCACCATCTTCCATGTCATCTACATTTTGGTTCTCTCGTAGAAGTGCAATAGCGGCAGCAAATGTAAGAAGTCTTCTAGCAGTTCTGTCTGGTGACTTCAGTAACGCTCGTTTAATTTTAAAAGCGAGTCGGTCTAGTAGGGTATAAGCATCCATCTCGGTAGCACCAGATGGTTCTTTTAACTTATTACCATCTTTGTCAACAATTCCCATCTGATACGCTGGATGTTTCGTAATAGGCTGCGAGAACATCCTAAGTATCCGATATGCGATAAGACTGTCAACAACTCTAGACATTAAATTTCCCTTAATATTTTTATTACTTTCATGTCAAGTGAAATATCATCTCCCCTAACACCACCAGTAACAATCTGTTCCATTGGCATTCTGTTTAAGAATACCAGAAATGTTTTTAGTATAGACCAATGTTCTTTGTCTATCTTATAAAACAACAAAGGCGTTGCCGCCTTGTCAAAAACATTATATAAAACTATAAGATGATTAAGGATAAGTCTGTCATTTAAGACTTCTGTTCTTTCATACCTACGAAAAAGTCTCTTTAAGTACTTGAACCGTTTTACATCCTCTTCAAAATCATCCATTCCAGAACACTCTGGACTATTATAATTTTTCAATGCATATACTAAATAATTATCTTCATTCAATTCAATCATTCATAAAATCTTTTTATTATCTAATTGGCAACTGTGGCAGTCCCCCCTATCATCCACCACTTACTATTAGTATATATGAGGGTTGCCGTATCGCCTGCATTATTGAATGTAATGGTATCATGACCTAAGTCTGAATCGTCTAGTGTCAAAGTTACCGCACTAGAATTGCCATCCATGACAATAATTTTCAATTGACCTTCTGTACCAGCACCAATGGTTAGTGTACCACCTGTGCCTGGATTGGTAAGTCTAGTCACATTCGTTGCGACTGAGACTACGCCTGGCCCTGTTACTGTATCCGCGTCTGCGATTGATACCTTATCTGAAAAAGATACAGGTGTCGCCACATCAGCGAATAGATTTGCAGCTGTCACACCTTTACTAGTAGAACTTTGTACTAGATAAAAGGTATCTGCGGCTGCTACAGATGTAGCAGCCGTTAATTCTGAAAGTTTACTATCAGCCATTAGTTACACTCTGGGCATGTACATGTACAACACTTGCAACATTTACACATGCTTTATCTCCTTATGCAGTTGCGGTTAGTGTTCCACCAGCGGTTGCTTGTGCAGATGAGATTGCTCTCTCCGCATTTCCACCACCGATTGCGTCTACCATTGTAGAACCGTTGAGGTCAATCGATTGAGCTGCGAATGAAAGTACATCGTCTGCAACAATTGTTGAGCCACCAGCACCTATCGTAGCACTAAATGTAAGTTTTTCACCAGTAAACGGTAAACTTCCATCCATTGTTAATGTAACACTAGATGCTGAACCACCACCTGCTTGGTTGTTCGCTACATACATTAGAGGTGAAGCACCAGCGACTGTGATTTCCTCATTATAGTGAACATTAATTTTAAGTGTTCCACCATCGGATACATCAAAAGCTGTGCTTTCCCAATCTACAGCATCAATAGTTGCTTGTCCTAGTG